GATGTTGTTACTAAAGTAAAACCCTGCGGCTGTTACCTCACCGTCAGCCATAAGAGTTGCAGCATCAGATGCTTGTGCAGAAGTACCACCGACGACTACGTTGCCCGATGCGTCGATGCGCATACGTTCTGTGTTAGCAGTTTCAAACTGTAAATCACCATTGGTAAGTGTGGAAATGTTAGAACGTGTACTGTTGCTACCATTATACATCAATGTAATACCAGCTTCGCCATCTGTTCTGTTTACACGAATAAATGCACCTGCTCCATCAACATGAAATTTGTCACTTGGAGAACTAGTACCAATGCCTACCAATCCCGCTGATGTGAGGCGCATTTTTTCATTTGTGGAAATCGCACCATTTACACCAGTGTCTCCAGTGCTAAATGTCAGAGCATCCCCGTTTGCAAAGATACCTGAATTTCTCCAGTTTCCAGACTGCCTCGCAGATAAAGTAATCCCCGCATCTGTAGTTCCAGAAGCACTATACTCAGATGAAACAACTAGCTCTGTATCGGTTGGTGTGTGTGTTGCGGTGTTAAGAAGCAGGGCCCCCGCTGATGTGATGGTCATACGAGTCGTGTCGTTAGTAGCAATAATTATTGGTTGGTTTTCACGCTGCGTAATTCTTGCTGCACCGCCGTCATGTCCTATAACAAACCCACCTAATACTTGTGTTGTATGTGTGCTATTATTGAAAGCTAGATAAGTCTGTGTTCCACCGTATAATCTTAAAACATAACCGGCAGTTAAATAACCAGATGGGCCATGCCCGATCCCTAAGTTGCCCGTCAGCGTACCGCCAGCTAAAGGCAGTTTAGTAGCGATTGAATTAGTTACAGTCGTGCTAAAGTTAGCATCATCCCCCAGTGCAGCCGCTAATTCATTAAGAGTATCTAAAGTAGAAGGTGCTGAGTCAACAAGGCTAGATACTTCTGTATCTACATACTGCTTTGTAGCGGCTCCTAATGCAGCACTAGGGTTAGCATTAAGGACTAAACTACCTGTCATAGTACCGCCAGATCGCATTAAAGCACCAGCAGAAGTTACATTAGCTGTGTCCGTTACATCTGCACTAGCTTCAACACCATCTAGTTTAGTTCCATCTGCTGCTATATCTCTACCGTCTACAGTACCTGTAACTGTAATATTAGCAAAAGCAGCATCCTCACCTGAAACAATAGCTTTGCTTGCAGGGTAAGTCATAAACACATCTTTAGTACCTGCAGAAAAAGTAACTGCAGATGTACTATTTGAACCCGCTAAGACTGTAGTACGTGTAAGTGTGTTGCCAGTATTCCAAGTACCTAGTCCTACTTCCCACTCATCAACTCCAGAAGAGGTATGAGCAATAGCATAAAAAGTCGTGTCTCCATTAGAAAGGTAGGTCTGAAAAGTATCAAAGGTGGCTAGTGCACCACCTAAAGATATGTTTCCAGTACCTGTAGTCGTAGTCGATTCCTTGACACGATCTTTTAAAATAAATGCCATTATTTATTGCCTTATCAGCTAATACGAATTACTGCGTTTGAAGCATCTGCTGTTGGGAATACAACAGTAAAGTCACCTGCAGTAGATGTTACTGTTGAACCAAAGTTAAATACTGCAATAGCTTTGTTTCCTTGTGAGGCATTATATATAATAGCTCCGTCTGCAGATATAGTTAAGTTAGAAAAAACTTCATCTGCAAAGTCAACAAAAGCTGTTGAACCTGATAATGTAATACTAGCAGAGTCAAGTACTTGACCCCCTGCTGAGTAGTTAGTTCCTGATGCTTCATCAGAATTTCCTGTAACATCAGAATAGTTAGTTGTAGCTGCGCCATAAGTTCCAGAAGGTGAGGCTTTAATAAGAGCTACTTTTAAACTGTTTGTATCTAAATCGTGAACACCGCCAAGTAGCTCTTGCTTAAACGTGTTGCACATTGCTGTAGTAATAGCCATTTGAGGGTATCCTTTATATTAAGCACAAAGGGGCCAGCATATAGCCAGCCCCTAAAGTTATTTATGCAAGTGTATCACGGTCTACTTCCGCAGCAGCTTTAGTAGCACCCATTGGGGCATATACTACAAAAAACTTAAATGATCCTGCTGAAGGAGCATTTGAAGCTGCAAGTTTAGCAGTGATTACTGTGTCAGCATTTGTGACATTAGTAATACCGTTTACTGTGGTAGTAGTGGCAGCTAATGTTTTAGCACCATTAATATCAGCAGTACCAAGCATATCAACGTCACCACCTGTTACACCAAAACTTACTGCGTTAGCACCAGCAATAGTGGCTGCAGCAGTACACTCAGCGCCAGCAGCAAGAACCACACAATTGTTTGGAACTGTACCGATATCGTGAGTTGAGCTAGTGGTAAGATTACCGTGAGCAATCACAGCAGTCTCAATACGAACTGGAGATTGTAAAGCCATTGTTTAGTCCTCCCTTATGCCAAGTTATACTTGGCGTTAACAAGAGCTTCTGGACGAAGAATCTTGCGACCGTATAGATGCATACCACGAACAATGTCAGCAAAGCTGTCAGGGTCACGATAAGTTTCAGTCTTATTGATTTGCTCCGCAGTTGCGACAGCAGAATCATGACCAGCTACGATAACACCGTAGTTAGCGTTTTGGTTTGCAGTACCTGTAGTACCTGAACCAGTACCAACTGAAGGCAGATTGCTTGAAGTGTATACACGGAAACCGTGGAAGTTATTCAAGACCAGACCATTGCGTAGTCCACCTGATTCACCGAAGTCTGCGTTAAAGAGGCGTGAATCCTCATCACGAAGTACTTCCATAAATACTGGATCAACTACCAGCCAGCGTCCTTGAGTATCAACTTGTTGTTGATCCAAGAGGCGAGCCATACGAGCAACAACCATTGCTGGTGAAGCTGTAGCAGTTGGAAGGGCTGTGGCACCAGGCAAACGTGCTGCAATTGGGATCGAGTGATCACCAGCAGAACCAGTTGTGATGTTACCAAAGTCACCTTTTTTCAGTTTCATGCTTGACAGCAATTCATCTGAACCAGCAGTGGCTACTGCTTTAGTGCCGTTTACTTGGTCATTAACAGTATCGGCATCTGTGTGCAAAGCTGATTGTTTAAAGCCAGCAAGATAACCAAGGACTTCTTGGTCATGCTGATCAGCCAAACGATAAGCTGCACGGTTGGTTGCAAGATCCATAAAGTTCACATGTGAGTGAGCTTCTTCGATGTCATCAATTTTAAAGGCAAAGTAGTTAGCTTTGTCTACAACTAATGAAAAATCTTCATCGTCAAGATCTTGTGCTGAGATATTAGTACCACGAGCATATGAGCTTACAGAAATCTCAGGTTCTTTAATGATTTTTACTGTATCACCTTGGGCAGAAATCTCCCCAAAATAATCAGAGTTGGTGATGTCACCTGTTACAGTTGCTTTACGGAAAGCAAGCTGTACTTTTTTAGAGTAGATTACGGAACTAAAGTTACCGTTAGGTAAGTTACCGTATCCCCCTGCAGTTGTAAAAGCCATGATAAATTCCTCCTGATAGTTGGCTTATTAAAAAGCTAATACCAATAAGAGGCTGTTGTTTTTCTAGGGTGCGTAAAACTAACAGTCGGCCAACCGTCAGTTTACGGGCCTATACTTGAACAGGTAGTTCTTTCTAGTTTAGACTTTATTGGGAATTGAGTTAAAACAAAAGGTAGTCACAAGAGGCTTTTGTTCTATACTCCTTAGTTATACTATTGATTTTTTATTTGTCAATAGTTTATCTGGCATTACCAGATACGTCATAGACGAATTTACCACTACGCATTGCTTTGTTAATTTCGTCTGCACGTTCTTCAAATTCTTTGTCAGTCATTCTAGCAACTTCTGACTCACGAATCATACCATTAGCATCAGCTACATCTACCTCAGTTTTACTTTTTTTAGATACAGGTGATGCTGCTGCTTTTCTATTTGCTTTTTTAGCTTCATTAGTAAGACCTTTATCTGATTTATAAAGATCAATTACACGTACTACTGAAGCTGGGTCATCTGCATTTTCATATAGTGCATCTCTAACCCACTTAGGTTGTGCATCTGCCCAATCATGAAACTCATCTGACTCACGTAACTGATCAAAGTCTGAATGTGATCTACGTATTTCATTTTCAGACTTAACTCGATGAGCTTCTGCTTGAGCTTCGTCAAGTTCTTTTAATCGAATATCAGCTTTATTAAACATTTCTTGTGCTTTTTTAGCAGCAATAGTTTCTACAATACCAGCTACATCAGGATATTCTTTAGCCCATTGTTCAATGTCTTCATCAGACTTAGGTGGCACTATACCTGCTTTAGTAGATGCTTTTTGAAGAGCTTCAAATTTTTCATCCCACTCTTTTTCTTTTTGCTGCATATAGCGTCTTAAATCACCATAGCGTTTTTTAAAAGACTTTTCTTCTGCAGATAACGTTTCTTCTTTAGCTTCTGTATTGGTCTCTGCTTCTTGAGTAGTTTCTTCAACTTCTTCTGTTTCATCTACTGGGGTTTCTCCCCTTGCTTCAGCTTCAAGTTTTTCAATCTCCTTAGCTTCTTCTTCCATCCGTTGTTTACGCTTTGCGTGATTGTATCCACGATCAACGAATCCTGCAGTTTTTGATGTTTCCATTTCTCCTAGTTCAGACATATTATTCTCCTTATGTTGGGGTCAGCCGTAGCCAAGTAGCCTTATAGTTATTTAGTTTAGGGGTTATTCATCCCATCCTGTCATTGCAGCTTTTACACCAGCAAACTCTCGTTCTTCATCTACATTTTTAGGTTGTATAGCACCTGAAACTATGTCACGTATTCTTTGTTCCCGTCTTTGGTCATCTATTCTGCTACTTGAAGCACTTTCTCTTGCTTGATCTCTTTCATATTTTTCAGTAGCAGTAAGTGTAGGTTTTGTTACAAGAGGTCTTGGACCTGGCCTAATAGAGCCTATTTCTTCAGCAGTGGGTGCTAAAGAACCAGTTCGTTTATATCCCCCAGTTACAATAACAGGTGGAGTACTTTCATCATCATCATGATCTACAGGTGTTGTCATAGTCGGATCATAAGTCATATTTTTAGGTGCATTCTTTTTGAGTTGTTTTTCCCAATCCTTATCAGTCTTAAAAATTTTATTACCAAACACATCTACAGAATCTTTAAATAGCCCAGCATCAACTTGAGTACTATTAATTTGTTTTGCTAGTTGACTACCAGTAATAAAGGGTTTAAGTTTACCTAAATTGTTACTATTAACGTAATTATTAAACTTAACTTTTAAAGCATCTACATCTTTTCCTTGAGCTTCAAGTATTGCGATGTTAGCTGCAACTTGAGCTGCATTAGATGCTTTTGCAAACTTACCTAAAACTCCTCCGCCAAATATTATTTCAGCTGCACTACCTAACATAGTTGTAGGTCCATCTAAAGCTTTTGAAGTTTGTTGTTCTAGATTATTAAAGTCAGTGTAATCATAACTATCCATCCAAGTTGTACTATCTTCGCCTTCATCTTCATCTTCTCCCCCATTGTCTTCGTCTGTTTTAACAACAGGTGGTGGCATTTCACACATCTTAGTTTCTGGATTATAAACCATACCCCTAGCTGCACAGGAAGCTTCTGTTTCTACTTCTACTGGTGGTGTAACTGTTGAAGTTTTTCCTGCTGGCCCAAATAAGGTGCTACCTAAACCTACATATTGCATTGGATCAAAAGTTAAACCACCTTCATTCATACCTACAGCATCACCAAATTCTTGCTGTAGTAAACGTTTAAATTCTTCATCAGAAAGAGTTTCTTCTTGTGAAGTTGCAACAGGTTCACCACCTATTCTACCATTTGCTTCCATAGACTGCAAGCCCATTTTTGCTTCTGTACGAAGATCTTCAAAAAACTTTACTCCAAAGAATCTAACAACATCAGCGGGTACAACATACTCACCTTCAGATAGTTGAGCAGGTATATCATCACGTACTTCTGAAGCCATAGAACCTGAGGGTACTTCATTGCCAGATACAGGGTCTTGGTTCATGCCATCGTCTTTTAGTCCACCTTCTTGCATAAAGGCCATTTCCATTTGTTTATTATCCATTAATCTTATCCCTCAAACGTAATAGTGATCGTAGTGCACGTATCTCACCTTGCAGTCTGTAGATCTCATCAATCTCCCTAGACTGCTCTAGTGTTACATGTGTAAAGGCTATCCGTTCAGCAATCTCTTCGATAAACGGAGTGTATAACTCTGGGTTATTTACAAAAGGTTTTAGTGTATTATTCACGACGAGTTTCATTGTATTTGTTGTTGACCAGTATTAGCTGAGAAGCCCTGTTCTCCTGGTGTAGGAGCTGTACCAGTACCTATGTTACCACCCCCGCTACCTTGAGTATCCTGTACCTGTGCGCCAGCAGGAGCGCCCTGAGGAACTTGTCCTTGTGCTGTAGGTGGTTCTGGATTTTCAGCTTTAAACTTCTTAAGTATCTCTGCTTGTACTGCAGCATCAGACATAGAATTAACAAGCTTATCTGAATCAAGATCCATAGACTTAGCAATCTCACGAATAATATAATCCATCTTAGCAAATGGAGCTAATACAGGATTTTGTACAACTTGTAAAAATTGCATTAATCGTTGACTTCGTACCTCATTAGCCATTAGGCTTTCAGTACCACGAGCTTTTACTTCAAGATCACCTTTAATTTCTTCGTCGTAATTAAACTGCATGTTAAAACTAAAAAAAGCTTTAGCAAGTGGACCAAGCAAATAATCATCTACATTTTTAACTACATTACGGATAGAGCCGTTGGCAGCAGACATAAGCATAGAAATACCAGAGGCTGTACGACCAACACCAGACACCCCTGTCTGACCATGTGCAAAAGATGGAAATCCAGTTGATTCATCTGCTAATACCCTCGCTTTATCAAACATCTGCATGTTTTCATTAGATACATTAGGAAACTTAGTACCAAAGATAGCTTGACCAGGCGCCCCTCCCTGTCTCCTGAACACTTTCCCTGGATACACGGAGAGGTCTTGCCCTGGGACGAGATTTGTCTCGTCAACCTCAATAAGCATATTACCTGATAATGCGGCATTATCTACTGCCATACGCATAAACCCATTCATTAAGGTTTGAGTATCATCCATATTTTCTGCAATACCAATACCAAAAAAACTATAAGGGCTTACTTCATAAGGCATAGAAAAATACGGAATAATTGCAGGTGTAAAAGGGTTCATAACTAAACGTAACACTTGTCCATTACAAACCCAGATGTTTACACTTAGTTCATCCATATCAGAAAGCTCTGAAGGAATATCAATATCATGACCTTCAAGAACTTCTTTATCTACATTACCCCAAAACTCAAGAACTTCATAACGCTCTGTTCTAGTTTCTTGAGCATCATCTTCCATAACTTGTTCCCACCACTCTTTAGTATAGGACTCACCAAGTTTAATTGAATTATCAATAGCATTGGCACGGAAGAAAGGTCGGCGTTTAAGTGCACGTAGTTGTGAACGAGACATTTTATGGCGTTCTACAACATACTCAGCCTCATCCATATTAGATGCATCGGGGTCTGGATAAAAGTTCCATATAGATACAGAAGAAGTTTGTGGTACTGTCTTGTAAGTTGGTGAATACTCCCCACCTTCAGCCCAGTTAGGATATTCTTTATCTACTGCAAATGGACCTTTCATTACACCTGTACCAAATAAGGCACATTCAAAAGCTGCTACACGTAATTGTTTATTAGCACCAGACTCTTCTAGTTGATCTTGAATTTGTTTTTCCATCTTTTTTGCAGCAACCATTGCAGGATGAAAAGTAATTTCAGTGGGGGTATTACCATTACCTTCTTTAAGAAGGTCCATTACAGGTTCAAATTTATCTTGCATACCCGCTAGACGTTCTCGAAGATCCGTCATAGTTTCTCCAGGCAAGAGTTGCATGTCCTCTTGACTAGGGCCACTTTTAGCTTTTTGCATATCTGGGTTAGATTCAAAATATACAGATTCAGCTACACCTTCAGGAAGAGTAGTGGGTTCAATGCTAATAGGAAATTTATTATTTCCGAATAATACTTCTACGATTTGACCATATGCAGCAAGTACTTTTGTTTTAGTTACTTTAACAAATACTTTAGATTTTTCTGTAGAGGTAAATTGTACATCAGGTCCATAAATACCACGATAATTACGGTAAGCTTGAATCCAACGTTGTTCTTCAGTTTCACGGGCAGTAGAAGCTTTACTGTATTTTTTTTGAACTAAACCTACAATAGTACCTGAGGCTGGATCAGAGTAATCTTCCGCCTTAATATCATCTAATGCATTAGAATCTATTGACTCCATCGTATCTTCAAAAAATTCATCTTCTTCCATATCTTATCCTTAATAGCCAAAGGTTGCGTCTGAAACTTGAAATCCTGTACTATGATTATTAGGATCAAAATCAAATAGACTGCTTCGTGGTCTAGTCATTATACCGTACCTTAAAGCATCATACAAGTGATCTTCTGCGTGTGTATCTACATCTTCAGGGTTGTTTTTATCTAAAGGTATAGCTGGTATCTGAGAAATAGTATTAGTGCAGTTATTAAAAAAAACCATTCTTGGTTCTTCTGTAAACTCATCTATTTGTAATCGCCTATGTATTTCATTTTTACCAGCTACACGAGAACCCCTAGATCTATCTGAAGGTCTCCAACGGCAACCTTTCATAATCATTTGTTCAGCAAGGCTAGGGCCAGTATCACCACGATTATGCCAAAGAGAAGAGTCAAGAACTCCATATCGTATTTTTTCACCGTCTTCAGCTTCTAGTATCATATCCGCTAGATCAGTAGCGGTAACTTTAGAAACATACATTTCTCTGTAGATAATTAATTGTTCAGACGGACTTACAGTAAACCAAAGAACTCCTGTAGCAGACCCATAGCCATAGTCACAAGCTCTAAACTTTACCCAGCTGTTAGGTATATCAAAAGGTTCTACTACATGTTCTTTACGATTAAACTCTGGAAAGGCTGCACCTTCATTGATATCCCAGTCACCTTCTAGTAGCTGCCTTCGCTGATGCTCAGGTAACGACAGAAGATTAGCCTCATACATGCCATCTTCTGCTAGGTAAGGATTATCGAATAAGGTAGCAGGTATAAACCTACGTTTAAATAGTGGCTCACCTTCTCGACTATGACCTTTTGGCCAGCATATAACTTCACCACTATCTGTATCCGTTGCCCAAAATGTTTTGTTAGGAGTGTTAGGGTCAATAAAAGTTTTTTTAACCCACTGATGACCTGGACCTCCAGGGTTGCTAGTAGCTCTCATGTAAAGTGGTAAGCCACTAGCTTTAGTTGTTCTAAGCCGTGACCTCATATAATTCCAAGGATATGGGGTAGGCCACTGTGTAAGTTCGTCAAAGCCAATCCAGTTAAAGGCCTGACCTTGGTATCTCATAACATCATCGTCACGGTCTAGGTAAGACATCCAGAGAGTTGCACCACTAGGGGCTACCCAAGTCTTATCTCGTTCCATAAACTTAATTCCAGGAATAGCTTTAGGGTAAAGCTGTTTAGATACTGAAATAAGTTCTCTAAGTTCTTCTGTACTTCTACGTACTAAAAGCATCCTAGCATTAGGATTACCTAGATAACGAACAGGATCAGCAACCATAGCATAAGACTTGCCTCCACCAGCTGATCCTCCATATAACACTTCTTGCTCTGTAGAAGCAAGAAAGTCTGTCTGTGGCCCCTCATTGGGTTCAAAGATAACTTCACGAGCTATCTCTTCATAGTCTAGAGCTTCAGGCTTTGGCTGGGCTGGACTCTTCTCTACCACCACGGATTTGGGCTTCGATTTTTTCCGCTTTGTCGAGCGCCTCTTTGTATCGCTCGGCAAGGTAGCGTTGGTTTGCAGCTTCTCTCTTACGCTTCTGCTCAAGTCTAACTCTCTTGTATAGTCCTACATGTGATATATGTCGACCTGATTGATCACTTAACCAGTTGGCTACATCACGATAACTGTACTGCTTTAGGTGTTTCTTTGCTTGTTCGTACAGTTCTAATTCTTCTGGAATAGGTATAAGAATATCTTTGTCATCTGGATCTTGTAAGTACCCAAATGGTACTTGTCTACCTACTCTTACTACTGGATGCCAAACATAGCCACTTTCGGTTTTGTCAGGCTTTGGAAGTTTCCAAGTTTTATCAAGCTTCATTTTCTTTAGGTGGTAAAATAAATAATGGGTTTTCTGATTTGACTTCTACCTTGTCGGTCTTTACAAAACCAGCACGGTCTAAGAAATCTTTAGCAGCAGCCATCTTCTCTTTATTCCCTAAGTCTGTTGGGTTAGTCATAACATTCATCAAGGACCAAACAGCACGAGGGCCATTGGTAGCAATAAAGTCACGGGTACGATTAGCTATTTCATCTTTTAAAGGAGCCATAACTCTCGTTGATGACTCCCCTTGGGCATAACCTGCAATCTTAAGTGCTCGTACTGGATCACCTTCGGCTTCACCAAATAACGCATCAAGAAACTTTTGTTGCTTTTCCGTCATGTAATTTTCCTATGCGGTTTTACTTTGGCTCTAACTTTTTTAGGTTGAGCCACAAACTGCTTACCCGCCTTAGTGCCTTTTCGTTTTGCTCGTGTTGTAGCGGCATACTCAGAAGAACTAAGAGACTTAATAGCCTTCTCAGGTAGATACCTTTCGCCTGTAGCCTTTGGACCTTGCGTTGATGGTTTACCACTCTTGGTTCTCCATTTCTGCTTAGTCCAAGACTTCAGACTTTTTTGTGACTTAGAAAGGGCCATTACTTATAACCCCCGCCCTTTGCTTTGTATTGTTTTGCAACCATTTGGGCCTTCCTAGCTGACCACTGTCCAGGCTTTCCACCCTTGCTGCCAGCTTTAACGGATGCAACAAGGCGCTTACGCATACTAGGCTTAGTATAATTACCCGCTGCATTTACCGTAGACTTTTTGGTAGACTTCACCACGACTTATCCCCATGTCACGCAGATCTTTATCAGACAAATTCATAAGTACCCAATAATCTGCTCTTCGTTGTTGGTTCTCTTGGAATCGTTTTAATAAACGTTTAAACATTGCACTACTCCTTTTATCTTGTGCAGGAGTAGTTTTACATATTTAGTTATATCATACTATAGATAATATTGCAACCCCGTTATGCGCTATATGCGATTCGGGTTATAATGTTCTTCACCTGAAGCTATAATCTCAAGAGCACCACCACCACCAAAAGCTACAACTTTATCTCCAGCATGAAGATATATTCTGTCTGATGTAACTAAGTTATATACATCATTACCTGCTATAGACTTATTATCAAGAAGGTGATGGTAAGTAGTATCTACTGCAGTATATACTTGTACAGTTACATTAATAGTAGAACTACCCCCATTACTTACATGCATAAAAGTAACTACACAATCGTGATTAGGTGGCACAGTGTATATAACATCTGCACTAGCACCACCAGAACTAGCAGTAATTGTAGAACTTTTAAAAAAAGTATTATAAGGAAGTGCTACCATTTACTTAAAAACTTTTACCATCTTTAAACTTAGCATCTCTTAATTTACTAGCCATTGCTGCAACCCTAGTAGCTGGTAAACCTAAAGCCCTTCTTTCTGATTTAGTCATACTTTCCCATTTACTACGAGGTATTTTTTTCATAATTTCTGCACCCCTTAACCTAGAAGGAGACTTAGGATCAGTTTGTCTTTGTAGAGTTTCTTTTTCTCCATCACCACGACCACCCCCAGTTGATTTAGGGGGAAGAGTTTCAGTTTTAACAGGATCTCTTTTCCTAAGTGTGGGAGCACCTTTAGGTTGCTTAGGGCGTGTTGCTCTTGGATCTTTAGGTTTAGCTTTAGGTCTAATTGGTTTCTTTAGATCTTCTGCATATACAGCAGCCATTACTTTACCATCCTTATTAGTGTAGTAAAGTGACCCAGCCTTCTTAGCAGCAGCAATACTTTTGTATTTACCAGCATTCTTTTTAGCTTGGGCAGCAGTCATACCTTTTTCTTTTAGTTTATTGTTTAAGTATGTTCGTAGTGATACAGCCATATTACTTCTCCTACTTGTAAGTATTTTTAGGGTTAGCAATACCAGTATTCATAGTACCAGTAGACTTAACCATACCACCTTGGTTGTACATAGCTACCTTACCACCTTTGGCGTAAGCTTTCTTTTTCATCATAGCCCCACCTTTAGCATAACCTTTTTTCTTCATCATGCCACCTTTATTCATTTTACCTTTACCATCAGCAGCATAAAAAGGAACAGTATCACCTGCTTTATTTTTAACCATTTTAAGACCGCCTTGGGCATATCCTTTTTTCTTCATCATAGCTCCACCTTTAGCCATTCCTTTTTTCTTCTTGTTACCATGCATTGCCATATTATTGATCCTCATCATTATATAAATTGTTGAACACTCGTTGCGTATCCCATACGTAGTCTACGTTTTCTTTCGAGTTGTATGTATGTTGATTAGGTTTAAAGTCAGGAGCACCTTCTCCTACCTCAAACCATGCTGGATGAGTTACTCTCACTCTGTTATTGGGCAACGCAACAATGTTACCAGTATATTTACCTGCATCTAACAACTCTAATACGTGAGACTGTTTATGTTGTGCAGGATCATCCGCTACTTCACTATCTGTATAGTCTACAGTAAAGTAATACTTAGCTGGATAAAATTCTCCATCTATCTTTGCTATCCAAGGCGCTGGGCTTGCACGTTCTAGCTTGTACACACTATGTGTATGCGACATACAATCCCAAGGTTGAGCTAAGTACGGAGGTAATTCTTCAGGCCATTCAGCCAAAGGGGTATCCGCAACCAACGCAGTAAGTGGCATCCTAGCCCACATCGCTCCACCGTGGATATTTTCTGATTCATCAAAGTCTGACTCGCATCCTGTGAAGATAACTTGAAAGCTGAGTGTTCTATTGGGGAGCGTAGTAACACCGATGACCATACAGTGAAGAAACTCTCCATGATATTCCTCTAGGTTTTTTGTGTACTCTCTACGTACCCATGCTTTAAAATAAGGTATGCTACTTGTTAGATACGGCATTATGTTTCCTTCGCAAGTCTGCCTTAGCTGCCTTAAATAAATTAGCTATTGCAGTTTTCTTCATAACTTTAGCACGTTGTTCTGCTACTGTCAAGATTTGTATTTTTCTTGCGTAGGGTTTCTTTAGTCTTTTTACTTTAGCTATTGTAGCTTTTGCATCATCCATAGTAGCAAATTTAATTGATACTGTATCTTTAGGATTCTCATCTGTATATAACCTACGGCCTGAACCTTTAGGTTTTTTACCAGTACCTACTTTAGGATCTTTCTTTTTCATGCCACAATAAAGTCTACTATTTGTCCAGTAGGTGTACGTAATTTATTTGGATTAGGATTATAAACATACATTTGATTTACTAGTTTTAAATCCTCTACTGGTGTATCAGGTGTAATCTTATTAGGTTGTTCTGGTTTATACTCTTCGTTATTCCTACTAGATCTATCCTTATCAGCCTTTTCAAAAATAATATTGTCATGAGTTTGAAATGGCATACTAGGTAAAGGTAGGTGGGATATTAATGTCACCACTTCACCTTGTCGGCCCAGTAAGCTGCAGACATCTTACCCTTCTTAATATTCTTAGAATGACGAGCCTTAAAGCTTGCACGTTTCTTCTTTATCTTATCTGATTCACCAGCTTTAGGTTTACCTGCGGTAGAAGCTCCCTGTTCTCCGAAGCGAATAACTTTGTATACTCTGCCATCCGAAGCCATGACAACATGAGACTTACTAGGGTGGTCAGGAGTACGTTTAGGTTTGTTTACACCTTTAAGTCCAAGACGCTTTATAGTAGATTTAACTCGTTCAGGTACACTCATTAGATCATACTCAATGCTTGATCTAGGGTTTCTTTATTACGACGAGTCCAACCACGACCAAAATGTTCAAAGGTACGTAAAGACTCATAGAACTTCTGACGTTGACTAAAAACACTCTCAATAATCATTTGAGGCTCATGATTCATAATAGCTTGCAAAGTCATAGGCCCAATAGCCCCATCTACTGTAGCACCAACTGCACGTTGTATAGCTTTAGCTGGCCTACCACTGCCAGAATTAACTGCCCAATCAAATGCACACCAGTCAACACCACTAGGAAGATCATCACCACGTACCTTATCCCAATAATTCTTTTTGTAAATAGGTGCTACATCGTCAGGCTTTAGATCCATCATCTCTGATTTAGTAGACTCACGTCCAATCCACTTGTCATATACAGCCTTAGTCACCCCAAGGTTAGTCATGCCACCAGGATCTTGGGGGTGATTCACAAAGCCCCCCTCGTGGTGTAGCAACATCTCTAAACATTTCTGAAAGTTCTTAT